ATTTATTGCGCATATGGGTGGTAAAACCACATCAAGTGTTATGAGAAAGAACTTTAAGGTGGGTACTACGATTCACAACTTTGCGGTGATGGCACCAATAGAGATTGTTAAAAATCAAATTAACGGAGTCACCACCAAAGGTGATATATGTTCAACACCTCACGGATTTGTTCATCCAGACGATTTACCTGACTATCAAAAAAACAATAAGAAGTATTTTCTGGAATTGATGGGTCATACACGTGATAGTGATATTGAGATGGTTATTACCACTGATGAGTCTGTTGATGGTTATGATGAAGAAGACCACGTAGACATTATGAAATCGCTTCGTAAAGAGTAAACATAGTTATTAACCCTCATAATGATATGAGATGCCAAAGTTACCACCAAAGACTGGTGTAAGAATAGATAGAATCAATACACTACTAATAGATGGTAATGCGTTATTCAAACGAGGTTACCATGGTAGTCACGATGCTTATAATGAGGATGGTGACCATGTGGGTGGTATCTACCAATTTATTACGGTACTTAGAATGTTACTTACCAGAGACGTATTCCATAACGTCTACGTCTTCTGGGATGGTAAATTCAGTGGTAAATTAAGGTGGGAACTTTACAAGGATTACAAGGGTGACAGGGGTAAGGATTATATCAACGGTACTGAACCTGACAATATAGACGAAAAGTTTCAACAATTCAAGGTAAAGCAATATCTTTACCATCTATCAATTAGGCAGATAGAAGACCCAGTAGTTGAAGCGGATGACTATATTGCTTATTATTGTAATAATAAGCAAGAGAACGAAGATATTACAATTTGTACTAGTGATAGAGATATCGTTCAATTAATTGCTGAAGATATCAAGATATGGTTGTGCGACCTCAAAGAGTATGTCGTACTGGGAAATTACAGCCTATATTTTAAGCATCATCCAGATAATGTGGCTTTAATAAAGACTATTGTTGGTGATGCGTCAGACACTATTAAGGGTGTTAAGGGTGTTGGTGAAAAGACGTTATTAACATTATTCCCATTCCTAACTGAACGTAAGAGTGACTTATTTGAAGTATTAGAAGAGGCTCTTAAGTTACAAAAGGCTAGAACTGTAGATAAAAAGAAACCATTAGGGGCACTCACCAATATATTGGAAGGTAAAACTGATGGTGTGCAAGGTGATAACTTGTATGAAATAAATCAAAAATTGGTCGACCTCACCACTCCGTTGATGACCAATTCAAGCATTGAACATTATGACGATGTTATTAATACACCTTTAAGTGATGATAGAAATCAAAAAGAGGTGTATAAGATGCTTAAACGAGATGGGGTGGACGATATGATTAGAGATTATCGTATGACAGATTACTTCTTACCCTTCAAAAAACTAAAAGATAGGGAAAGAAGAATGAGTAAAGAACAAGAACAACATGACAACAGAAGTAGAACCAACGAACACCAACGAAAAGTCGTTTGATGAAAATCGTTTTGAATTTAATTTAACGATTAACGGAAACATCATATGTCAGAGGACATTCGATGTATATCATTTCAAAAAAAGGAATCTTAGGGTTGATAATATTCGACCACTAATGAATACCTTGGCAGGTACCAGTATTGACAGTATTGGTAGAATGGGACTAATCCCAACATACCTTAAAGGTAAATCTGAAGATTATCTGTGGGAGAATTACAGATACTACGAGGTGCAGACACCTGAGATGATTGATAGGAGAGATGTATTCGATAACGAAGATATTATCGGTTTTGAAATATTATTTGATGGTATCTTAGTCGCTAGAACAGCATTTAGTGGTAACGTCTTCCCACCAAAGGTGCGTTACAACATCGACATCCGTGGGTTAATACCACAGATATTACATGAGATAAGGAAATCTTTCTCTGTATAATTAATATAGCTACTAAACAATTATAAATGACGAAAAAGAAAGATGGATTTAGCTTCCTTGGGTTAGAATTCCAAGAAAGATTACTTAAACAATTTTTAGAAGATAGAAGATTTACCGAAAGGATTGTCGATATAATCGACCCCAATTATTTCACTGACCCATCATTAAAGGTGGTTGCTGTAACGATAAAGAATGCTCATGAACGGTATGAAGCTATTCCAGATGCGGAAAGTCTTAAGATGCGCATTCGGGATACTGTTGATAATGATATTAGGCTTGGACTAATATTAGAACAGATTGACCGTATAATCAATGCTAGTGAAAATGATGCGTTATATGTACAAGACAGAGCTATTAAGTTCTGTAAACAACAGGAACTAATTAAATCGGTGCATGATATCCAAAAGATTATCGATAGAGGTGATGAGGATGCGTATGACGAATGCTCAGACCTTATACGTAGGGCTTTAGAAGCTGGTGATTTAACGGAAGATGACTCAAACGTATTAGAAGGGTTACAGGAAGTACTATCAGCAGACTACAGGAAGCCCATATCTACGGGTATAATGGGTTTAGACGAATTAATGGATGGTGGACTGTCCAGAGGTGAGTTAGCGCTTATATTGGCTCCTTTTGGTGTTGGTAAGACCACGATGATTACTAAATTAGCTAATTCGGCTATGGATGATGGTCATAATGTATTACAGATATTCTTTGAAGACACTACCAAGGTTATTAAACGTAAGCACCTATCTTGTTGGACTAAGATACCTTTGAATGAGTTATCAGACCCACAATGGAGAGATACGTTAGACGAAGTTATTGAAGCTAAGGGTAAAGGGAAGGGTAGGTTAATTCTTAAGAAGTTCCCAAGTGATGGTACTACCATACCTAAGATTAGGGCATACCTTAAGAAGAAGATTTCACAAGGGTTTCGACCTGACATTCTATTATTGGATTATATCGATTGTGTAGTTCCTACTAAGGAATTCAAAGATGAGTACGCAGGTGAGGGTAATGTAATGCGACAGTTCGAATCGATGTTATCTGAGTTCGATATTGCGGGGTGGACTGCGGTTCAAGGTAATCGGTGTTTGCGGTTAGACACTGAGATTCAGACAGTTAGATTAGGTAAGTGTGAGATAAAAGATGTTATTGAAGGTGACGAAATTTTAACACATAGTGGTTACAAAAAAATTACAAACGTATTTCCAATTACTAAACAAGTTGTTTATAAGATAAAAACGAAATCGGGTAAAGAAATATTTGTTTCGGCAAAACATGAGTTCCCAGTAAAATATGGTAAATTGAGGTCTATATCGACTGGGTTATCCGTAGGTGACAAATTATTAAGTAAGAAAAAGAAAAAATAATAAACGAATGTATAAATTTTTTAAACAACTAGATAAATGGGGGAACATAATTTAGATTTAGGTGATTTCGAGTTAGATGAAATCGAAAGTATTGAGTTAATTGGTGAAGAGGATACTATTGATATAACTGTAGAAGATACGCATATGTTTTATGCCAATGGTATCTACACACATAATTCAAGTATTGGTGCTGAAGTAGTTGAAGCTGACCAAATGGCTGGCTCAATTAAGAAAGGTATGATTGGTCACTTCATTGTGAGTATAGCTAAAACCTTGATTCAAAAGGAAGCGGGTATTGCTACATTGGCAATCCTTAAATCTAGATTTGGAAAGGATGGGCTTATATTTCAAGATGTTAAGTTCGATAACGCTACTATTCAGATTGATATCACCAGAAATCAAGGTGCTAAATCATTCATGGAGAAGAACGTTGAGAAGGCGGCTGATACGCAAGATAAGATAAAAGGTCTTATGCAAAAAGCGGCTAAAGATAGGGATGATAGATTAGCTAGGGAGGAAGTTGAACGACAAGCGAAAGGTGAACAAGTAGAAGAGGATGAGAATAAAAATATTACTTCGGAGACTACTGAGGTTGAGGCTACTACATAAAAAGTAAAAAGTAATAGGGTGGTTTAATGTGAGACCACCCTATTTATTATAAAGCATTCGAAAGTGGCGCAAGGGAAATATATCAATATCTACACATTAAGCTCGGTAGATAACCCAAATGAGGTAAAATATGTTGGGGTTACTAAATATAAGCCTAGTTATAGGTTAAGTAGTCATATATATGAAGCTAAAAATAAACCTGATATAACACCTAAAACTAAATGGGTAAATGAGATTAGGTTTAAGTTAGTTCAAAACGTTATTGATGTTGTGGAAGAACGTGATACCGACTTTTGGGAAAAATATTGGATAGGGAAAATGACAGCGTTGGGGTTTAACTTAGTTAACTCTAATAAAGGTGGTGGCGGTCTATCTAAACGAGATGAAGAATTTTCGATGTGGTTAAGTGAGCGAAATATGGGTAATAAATACAATCTAGGTAAGACCCATTCTAAAGAAACCAAAATGAAAATGTCGTTAAGTAAGGTAGGTAAGGAGTCACCCAGAAAGGGTTGTACCTTATCTGATGAAACCAAAATGAAAATGTCTGTGGCGAAAATTGGTAAGCGTGGAAATGCTTCTGGCGTCAAACATACGTATGAGACTAGAAGGAAGAAGATGAAATCAGTAATACAAATGGATATCAATGGTAGTGAAATTAAACTTTGGGGTAGTATGAGTGGTGCGGCTAAAGAGTTAGGGTTGGATAATGGTAAAATAACGTTAGTTTGTCAAGGAAAGAGACAAACTACTGGAGGTTTTAAGTGGAAATATTGTGGCTAACGGGCGATTTATAAACATAAACTATCCGTTTAAGGATAGTGACAACGGTTTTCTATTACAATTGAATAATACAGATTCAAAAGCAGTAAAAGCAGACATGATGCACCTA